ATCTCGTCCTAACGCAGAAGAAGGTGATCGACGCCAACTTCAAACTGATCGCGTTGCAACAGAAGTTGTTGTGTGAACAGCTTCGCCGCGCTTCTCTCAAGGATAATGAGGAATGAAACCAGAAACCAGAATCGCATTCCGCACCAAGCCAAAGAACCTGACGCTCATCCTCCATAGGAACGGCCCGCCTTACATCATTGAGTTTGTCGAGGAACTGGCTGATGGAGCGACAGACAAGGTAAAGCTCCGCTTTGAACGCGAAGCCGACGCTGAGACTATGGCGCGTGATCTCATGCGACTGCTCGCCAATGCTGAACTGGTGTTCGATGCCGAAAAAGCCTGATGGGTCACAAGCCGTTGGACGCCCATCGCTTATGGATGAGCCCGAGTACAAGGCGGAGATTTGCGCAAAAATTGTTGATCTCGGCACGGCGGGTAAAAGTCTCGTCCAGATATCTTGCATCATCGATATTCCGCGAACAACCCTGCTCCGCTGGGGAGATGAGCATCCAGAATTTCGGACAGCTTTGTCGCGGGCCAAAGAGGCAGAGCAGGCGTGGTGGGAAAATCAGGCTCAAAACAACTTGGAAAACCGTGAATTCAACGCCAACCTCTGGAACAAGTGCGTCAGCGCCCGCTTCCGTGAGGACTACGGAGATCCAAAACCACGAGATACCGACGCCGAAACAGCTATTAATAACGCGCTTCTCAAGTCTTACAGCAACAATGCAGCGGCATTGATCGCCGCGTTGCTTGAAGCACAGCGCCGCGCCGGCAATCCGGTGGATATGGGAGAACTGATATCGTTGGCAACAGGCGACAAGCCAGGAACGAACGGCATCAGCCGCCACAATGGCAACGGTAAAGCGTAGCCGTGCAGCGGCATTCTCACAGGAGCCACTTGATAGGCTAACCGCCGCACTGGCCCGTCATTCGTTCCTCGACTTCGTGCGCGCCGTTGCGCCGTTCTTTGTAATCGAGGAAGTCCATGTCCTGATTGCCAGGGCGCTTGAGGACATCGTATTCGGCCGCAACGATCGGCTGATGATCTTCCTCTCGCCTAGATCTGGCAAGAGCACGCTGGTAAACGTCCTGTTCCCGGCATGGTATCTCGGTCATTTCCCATCTGACAAGGTGATGACCTGCTCGCATTCGATGGATCTGGCCGGCCGGTTCGGCTCCCTTGTCCAGGAGCTGATGAAATCCAAGGCTTATCAGGATATTTTCCCTGAGAGCATACCGGACAAGGGCGGTGAACGCCACTGGAAGCTGATCCAGCGCGAGGGCATGGAGCCCGGCGAATACGTCGCTGCCGGAACGGGCAAGAGCATTGCCGGACTTGGCTTCAATCTCGGCATTGGCGATGACCTGATATCAGAACAGCATGCCGAGTCTCAACGCATGAAGGACAAGGCCGAATTCTGGTATCGGAACGGCTTTTATACACGACGCCAGTTAGAGCGCAACGCGATCATCCTGGTTGGCACACGCTGGGCATTCGACGATGTGCCCGGCCGTCTGCTTGAAGAAATGCGCAACAATCCCAAGGCGGACAAGTGGCGCATCATCTCGGTGCCCGCCTATCTGGATCAGCCGACCGCCGATCAGGTTAACGAGATCTCCGGCACAGATATTCTGGTCTCACGCCAGCGCATCGAGCTTCAGGCGGGAGAAAGCTTTGCGCCGCGCCGGTTCCCGATGAAGGAACTCGAACGCAGCCGGGCAACGCTCACCGAGCGCTCATTCGCCGCGCAGTATCTGCAAAAGCCCGCGGAAGACGACGGCGTTATCCTGAAGCGCTCCCGCTGGCGCCTGTGGAGCAAGCCGGAACTGCCGAAATGCTCGCTCATCTTCCAATGCTGGGATACAGCGATCGAGGATGAAGAGCAGAACGACTACTCAGCCTGCACGACATGGGGGCTGTTCAACTCGGTTGCAGTCGGTCTTGACGGCCGGGAATATGAGCATGCCCATATAATCCTGCTCGGTGCATGGAAAGGCCGCGTTGAAGCCGCAAGCCTGCTCTATGATCGTGACGCGCAAGGGCGCATTGCCCCCGGGCCTGCCAAGCAGCTTTACGAGAAGTTCGAACCGGATTACGTTCTCGTTGAGAAACGAGCATCCGGCCATCAGCTCATACAGGAAATGCGCCGTGCCGGCATTCCGGTCAAAGCCTGGCTGCCTCCGGGTCCGCAAGGCGCAAAGAGCAAGGTGCCGCGTGCACATTCCGCTTCGATCCCGCTGGGACAAGGCTGCGTCTGGTATCCTGATCGAGGCTGGGCCGAGGATGTCATCGCCGAGGCCGCGCAGTTCCCGTTCGGCCAGTACGACGATTACACCGACACCATCACGATGATGCTGATCTATCTGAGACGGCATTTCCATCTCATGGTGCCGCTGGACGAGCCTGACAGCGACGAAGAGCGCGTCGAGATCGAACAGCACGCCTTTGAAGAAAGCCGTTCACGCAGGCTGTATGGCCGCGCTACAGGGCGCAGGCAGGATATTATAAGTGAGGCGTTGAACTGATGGCCGCCACCGGTCCGAAAGAAGCGCAGCTCCGAGAAATGCGCGAGCGGCAATATGCTGAAAGGCAGATCGCTCGCAAGCCTGTTGCCAAGCAGGCGAAGCTGAACGCGGCCAAGGCCGCAGTGAAGTCTCATGTTACAGATAAACGCGTGACAGATACTTCCGTTACAGATAAAATATGTGTTATCTGTAACAAGCCATTCGAAGCGAAACGCGCCGATGCAACGATTTGCTCGGCAGCGTGCCGGATGCGCAAGAAGAGGGCTGAGGCGAAAGCATGAACGACGATCTGACAGAAGAGAGCCTTGAGCGTCTTGCACGGGAAGCAGCCAAGGACGGCCCTATCGGGATGAAGATAACGCGCCGAATTATCCCACACGAGGAGTGGCCACTGTTTCCGGATCAGAGCGCCCCGCATCAAGGCGATTTCGTTAAGCGGGTTGATGGTCGTCTCACAACAGTCGATTTCGATGATTGCACACATTATGTCGGAGGCGTTCACGATCGGGTTGCGTATGTTGTCCCTGTGTACCTAGGGTAAGTGATGAACGAAGCCACAAAAGCCATTCTTGAAATGGGCGACCAATCGAGGGAAATCGAAGCTCTCATGGTAGCGTTGCTCAAGGCTACCGATGAGCAAGGTCGCCGGATGCCGATTGAAATCAGCGATCTGATCCCACTCGTCCCCGAGATCGCCAAGCTTGTTTCTGAACGCCGCGCCATGAGCACACAAGACTAGGAACACACTCCCACATCATGCAGAACATCATCACTCTGGGCTCAATCCCCGGAGCAAAACCACATGGTTGAAGACCTCACCATAGACATCACGGGCGAGAAGCTCCCCGATCTCTACGAGATCATCGACGGCGAAGCTGTGGCTGTCGATGATGATCCGTTCGCCAGGGTTGACCCCAAGTTCGGCGAAAACCTCGCCATGTATATGGGGGACAACGAGCTTGCCCGTATTGCCGACGACATCCTGCGCAAGATAGAATACGACATCGAAGCACGCAAGCCGTGGATTGACCGGTTCCGCCGCGGCCTCGAACTGATGGGCCTGCACGAATCCGATATGGATGACGGCCCGTTCCCCGGCGCCTCGACCGCGGTGCATCCGCTGATCACCGAGGCAATGGTGCAGTTCTGGGCCAGAGCGCTGCCCGAGATCCTGCCGTCAGATGGTCCGATCAAGGCTGCCGTCATCGGTGAGAAGACACCGGAGAAAGTCGCCCGCGCCCAGCGCATCGAAGATTACCTGAATTACCAGTGCCTCGTCGAGGACAAGCCTTACTACGCCGAGAAGTCCCGCCTCCTGATGTCGGTGCCTTACCAGGGCTGTGCCTTCATCAAGACGTGGCGTGACTACACGCTCGACCGGACATGCGGCCGGCTTGTCGGCGCTGAAGACCTGATCATCCCTTACGGCGCATCGACGCTGGAGGAAAGTCCGCGCTTTACCCACCGGATGATGAAGACCCGCAACGAGGTCAGGAAACTGATGTCGGCAGGGTTCTGGATCGACTGCGAACTGGCGTCACCGATGCCCGGCGACCTTGACGATGAAGTCAGGGAGCTGAAAGCAAACGCCACCGACATCGATCTCATTCAGGACGATATCGACGATGCGCGTCACGAGATCTACGAATGCGCCATCGAGTATGACCTGCCCGGCTTTGCCGATGTCAATGACAGCGGCCGCGAGACCGGCGTTGCCCTGCCGTATCTGATCACGATCGACAAGGCCAGCCGCAAGATCCTATCGGTCTACAGGAACTGGAAGGAAACCGACCGGCTCAAGGAGCGCGTGGTCTACTTCACGAAATACGGCTATATTCCCGGCTTCGGCATCTATGATTTCGGCCTGTTCCATCTGATCGGCGGATTGAGCGAGGCGGCGACCGGCGCGCTGCGCGTCATTCTCGACGGCGCGGCAACGGCGTCGCTGCAAGGCGGCTTCAAGACCAAGGAAGGCAAGAAGCTCGGCGAAGGCCGGGTTGTGATCGAGCCCGGTGTCTGGAAGCCGGTCGATGTGTCGGCGGACGACATGTCGAAAGCGTTCTTCACGCCGCCGTTCAAGGAGCCGAGCAACGTCCTGTTCCAGATGCTCGGGTTCCTCGTCGAGGCCGGACAGCGGTTTTCATCCACGACCGAGGCGCTCACCGGCGATGCGCCAACGAATTCCCCGGTCGGCACGACGGTTGCGCTGATCGAGCAAGGCTCGAAGGTCTTCTCCGCCATTCACCGCGGCTTGCATCACTCCGCAGCGCATGAGCACAAGATCCGCTACGATCTCGCCCGCGAGTTCATGCCGGAAGAAGGCTACCCCTACGATGTAGACGGCGACGAGCGCGAAGTCTTCAAGGAGGATTTTGCCCCCGGCATCAGCGTCGTTCCGGTCTCGGACCCGAATATCTTCTCGCAGACACAGCGCGTGGCGCTGGCGCAGGCTGCCTATCAGCTCGCCGTCGAGAACCCCGGCATCATGGACCGCCGCACGACGGTCAAGGCCCTGCTCGAAGCGCTGCGCATGCCAGGCGTTGACGAGATGATGCTGAACAACGAGGCGATGCAGCCGCTCGATCCGGTCTCAGAGAATCAGGCGTTCCTCGTCGGCAAGCCGGTCAAGGTCTTCCCCGAGCAGGATCACATGGCGCATATCCAGGTGCATCTGGCGTTCATGATGCATCCAGGCTTTGGCGGCAACCTCGAAGCTCAGGAAATGCTGCTGCCGGTGATGAAGGCGCATATGGCTGAACACATGGCGGCACTCTATGCGCGCCACATGCAGACACTTGGCGTGCCGGCGCAGTCGATCGACGCGAAAGCCTCCGGCTCGGAAACCGGCATCATGATCCCGCCGGCGATGGGCGATCATATCGGCCGGCTTGCCGCGCAAGCCTCGGCGCAGTTCATGCAGATGCCGGGATTGCCGAACATGCAGCCGGAACCAGAGCAGCCGCCGGGGCCGGACCCGATCAAGGTGGCGGACTCACAGTTCAAACTGCAGGCTGATCAAGAAAAACATGTGCAGAACCTGCAGCACAAGGAAGAAGATCACAAGCAGAAGTTGGCGCATGAAGAAGCCAATGCTATGATTGCCGGGAAGAAGGACATCATGGCCGCGATCAATGACATAAGATCGAAGCAGGAAGCCGACGACATGGCCGCGCTGGAGCAGATGCTTGCCAACCTTCCGACGGACGGAGCGCCGAATTGAAACGGGTTTACATTCTCAGCGTTCACGACGAATACGGCGCGGAAAACGTTAGCGCAACGCTTGACCCTTCAAGACTGCCGCGTATGGCCAGCCGATACACCAAATCGGATGCCGAGCTTGCAGTCCTTGTTGCCAAGATCGAGGCAGTGGTGGCAGGTGGCGCTGTACACAGCAGCATGGGCGAAAGCCTCCAACTTGGCTGGGGCGGTCTGCAATTGCATGTTGTGGACCTGGATGAATCCAAAGAGCCCGACTAGCGTTGAGATCCGCCAGGCGCGAGCGTTCCTCTACAAGCGCGGCGCAAGGGCGGTGCCGCCGGATGAGTTCGCCGGGACGGCCAAGGACATGGCGCTGACGTTTGCAGAATTGTGGAAAACCATATGGGAAGAAAAAGATGGGCGCGAGTTTTCAGTCGAGCGCGGCAATAACGAAGACGCCTGAAGAGCGGCTTAATGGGCTGAAGGTTCGACTTGCTTGGCTACGCGAAGCCGCATCTGAAGTTCACGATGAAATTACTGAGCTTGAGCGTCAGGAGCGCTCTCTAAAAGCTGTTGAAGATGGTTGGATTAGGATTGAGGATGTTCAAGACAATCTGATCTCCGTCCCTGCAGGCTGGGTTATGGACGAATATGAATACTATTACCGGCCACCAAAAACCGATGTCACCGTTGAAATCCAGCCGCTTGCCGTAGAAGGCGAAGTCTTCGACACGACGGACATTAAGTTCCTCGGGGAAGAACGAGAGCCGGAACCTATCGGCAGAGAGCCAACCAAGAGCGAAATCAGCAAGTTGCTGCCCGATGATGCCGAAGGTTTTTATGGAGACGATTGGAAGTCCTGATGGCTGACATCGACATAGCCAACCTCTGCTACGCCGTCCTCGAACACGAAATGGATCGCCACCGCGAGGTCATCCTCGAAGGCAAGTGCTCCGACTTCGCCCACTACCGCTATCTCACCGGCAAGCTTCACGCACTCGAAGCCGCCGAAGCTGAAATCAAGGAAGCATTCCGTAAACGTTATGATGATGAGGACGAATGAGTAATCTCGCTATCACACTGCCGCAAGACGATTTCGGGCTCAACGATCTGACCGATGCGATCCCCGAAGGGATAGGCAAGCCGTTCGGCTACAAGATCCTGGTCATGCCGGTGAAGCCGAAGAAGGAGATCAAGACCAGCGGCGGCGCCGTGATCTACCTTCCCGATGAAAGCGTGGACGCCCAGAACTGGTTGAACTGCATTGGCCGCATTGTAGCAATGGGTCCATGCGCTTTCAAGCACCCGCGCTGGAAAGAACTTGGTCTCTCCGAAGAAGACACGCCCAAGGTCGGCGATCTGATCATCTACGCCTCCCGTTCGCCGCACCGCTACAAGTTCAAGGGCGCGAACATTCTCGTCATCAATGACGACTGGATCACCTCGTTCGTTGATGAAGAGACGGCTGGGCAGTACGTTTTCTATGTGTGAGGATGCAATGACCACCGATGAATTGTTCGACAGCAAGGTCGAGGTCTATGCCAGAAGCCTTGCGGCTCAGCGCGGACTTCGGCCCGATCAGCTCGTCTTTCTCGGCGAACCTGAGCGTATAAATATTTCTGGACGCGGCGTCGGCTTCCTTGTCCCTGATCAGGATCGCCTGATGCCTGTGTGGCAATACTTTGTCGCCGATGTGCACGCAGCGCTTGCTGTGATGGGCAAGCTGCCCGGCCAGCGCGACGACTGATCGCTTCCCAACAATCTAACAGCAAGGAGCCCGCTTTATGCGGGTTTTTTCATGGCTAAAGAGAAAGTACTCGACGACGACGATTTCGTAGACCTGCCCGATGGCGTTCTCAATCTCGATCCCGAAGTCGAGATCGATGACGATGCCGGCCTGCCGTTCCAGCTATTCGACGACGAGCCTGTCGAAGACCCCAAGCCGAAAGTCAAGGGTGACGACGAGCAGGACGACGA